GAACCATGGGTACGCGAATGCGGCTTCCAGATGGCAGGCCTTGCAGCCAAACCTTTACGCCTTGCCGGGCGTAGCCGGGACCCGTACCGCCGTGGCACCTGGAACCAGCTGAGGTTCTACAACTACCGGCGCAGCTACCGAGGAGAACACCGTGGCTTCAACTGGTGAACAGGCCATGGAGGACGTCAGCAAAACACTCCTGGAGCTGGCGAAAGCCGTGGCCGAACTGACGGAGATCGTCATCAAGCAGGACGGCCAGATCAGACAACTCGAATCGACCGCGACCACCTACATCACCGATTTGCGTTCGCGTGTCGGCATCCTCGAAACGCGTACCGAAAACTCACAAATCCCCCGAAGGTATAGGTGAACATGGATAGCCGCGATTTGGTGATACCGGCGCCCGCGAGCGACGCGACGCTGGAGAAACCGTTCGAACTGGACGTCATCGGTGTCCTGTTCGAGGAGTTCCTCAACCGGCACAGTCGCCACGCCGAAGACGAGAGATGGCTCAAAGAGTTCAAGGCCGAGATACGGCGTCTGTCCAACGATGCAGAGGTGTATCGCTACAAGGGACGCATCGTCGCGGTGGACGAACGCAACGGCAAGTTCACCTTGTCCAAGCTCGCCGAAACGGACCCCGATCTCGTGGCCCAGTACACGCATTGGGTGACGACAGAACGTTTCGACGAGGAGGCCTTCAGGCAGGATCATCCGAAGATCTGGGCGCAGATGCGCGCCCAAAGTTTCAAAGTGAAGTAACGGCTAGGGAAGCCGAGAGGAGACGGAGATGACAGAAGAGAAGGTCCACCCACGCGAACTTGTGATTGGCGCGGAGCTGGTGGACACACCGATGACGTACTACGTCGTCTGGGTCGACGGAGAACTGGCACGCAACATGCTCCAGTGGAACCAGGAACCCGAGGAAGGCACGTCAGGTACCAACCGCAAGGCGTCGCCTGCGAAGGTCACCGAGTATTGCAACGCGATGCTGGGCGACGAATGGCGCATCAACCCGCAGCCCGTGGTCTACTCTGAGACCGGCTGGCAGGAGGACGGGCAACAGCGGCTCAAGGCCATCGTGGAGGCCTCCAAGACGAAGCCAGGGATCCGTATCCCACTGGCCGTCTGTGTGGACGCCCCCGACGCGGCACGCATGGTCATCGACATCGGCAAGCGGCGCACCTCAGCGGACTTCCTCAGGATGCACGGGCAGACCAACGCCAACGTCCTTTCGGCGGCGCTGAAGATGCTGTACTGCTATGACACCATCCCGCGGACGTTCCCTGAATCGTGGCGCCGTTCCCGCTGGTCCCCGCAGCTTCAGCTGAAGGTGCTGCAGGATAACCCGATGCTGCGTGAGGGTGTGCGAGCGGCCACGCGTTCCCGGCATCTGCTCACGGTGGTCCCCGGCGCGGTCCTGTGGTATCTGATCTACCGTTCGATGGACGACGGCGGCGAACGTGCCACCTGGTTCATGCGAGGGCTGGAGAAGGGCGTCAACCCCGACGAGTTGGACGCGCGCTACGTGTTCCGTGAGGGCCTGGCGCGGGCCAACTACACGCACCGCGACTGGTCCAGCGAGGAGTTGCTCGGCATCGGCATCAAGGCTTTCAACGCCTGGGTGACCGGCGCCAACGACGACTTCACGTTCGGCCTGCGCAAGAACGAGAAGTACCCCCGGATCGCCTCCGCCGCCGCAGCCCTGCCGCTGCAGAAGATCCTCACCGAAGCGGAACACCGGGCGATCGAGGAAGCGCAGAAGGCGGAGTTCGAGCACAAGAAGCCGAAGGACTCCTAGGACTACTTGTAGCGCAGCAGAGGTGTGATACTAAGTCGTATGACGCCTCTGCTCACCTTCAACGTCCTTGGAACCCCTGCGCCGCAGGGCTCGAAGAATGCCCGATACAATCCCAAGACGGGCAAGACGTTCGTTTACGAACAAAACAGCGAGGCTCAGCGTAGCTGGCGCCAGGACGTGTTGAACGCGGCGGTCATCGCGCGACGGGCGCTGAACCTGGAGACGATCGAGACCGCGGTGTGGGTGGACATCGAATTCCGGCTGCCGCGCCCGACATCGGTGAGCCTGCGACGGCGCCCCTATCCTCACGTCAAGCCGGACGGCGACAAGCTGCAGCGCAACACCTGGGACGCCTTAACCCAGGCCGGGGTTTTCCGCGACGACGCACTGGTGGTCAACTGGCGGGCCTCCAAGCGCTACGCCACCGACGACCCGCTCGGGGCGCCAGGCGCGACTATCCGTGTCGGCCTGGTTCCGCCTCCTGAGATCATCTAAAGTACATGTAAGGGCCATCATGTACGAGGAGGCACCGTGAACCAAGCTAACCATGATCCGGACGACCAGCTGTCCACCACCGAGTGCGCGGTGCTGGCTAAAGTCAACCGGCGCACCATCGTCACCTGGATACGGTCGGGACAGTTGCAGGCGTCCAGGCTGCCGGGGCGGCGCGGCCACTATCGTGTCAAGTACGCCGACTTCAACAGCTTGATCAGCAAACCCGCGACAACAGACAGGGACATTGAATGAGTGTCGATGATCTAGACCCAGCGCGTAGCCGGTTCCTCGCCCGCGCCAGCGTCGAAGACCTCGCCCCGCTCTACAGTGCGGCGCTGTCCGCGCTTGAAAACCTCCACCGTGAAGGAAAACTGGCGCCTGTGGGGCCGTGGACGGATGCGTCTGGCGTTGAGCACGTGTCGTGGACGCCCGCGGACGGCAGCGTTCTGGAGTGCTACGCAGACATGCTGGGGCTCAATGGCCGCCCGATCTTGGAGGTTACTTCTAACGAGCGGATTCGGTATAACCGGATGCGTCGCCAGGCCCTCGCGGCGCGTGACTGAACTGGCGCCCTTCGTCCTTGGTCATGTGGCGGGCGTTTGGCTGGCTGTAGATCTGCACCCACTCGACTTCCTTGTACGGTAGCCCGGCTCTTCTCGCCAAAACGGCGGCGATGAGCCGGGCGTTGTGCTGTACCCGCCAGCGGTCGTGCCCGGTCACGCGCAGGTCCATGATGTAGCTGCTGTCCTGGGCTGTGAGCATCATGCCCAGCAGCGACGGATGGCGCGACGTGATGGCCTCTCGCGCCGCCACCAACCCGTGCAGTGCTTCATCGTGACTCTTGGTGCCCAGCGGCACCCGGAAGACATGGACCTGGATCACCGTATCAGGATACGGCAGACGGGCTCTGCTTGTCCGTGCCCATCTTGGTTGTGACGATCGAGGTCAACAGGGACAGGATCATCATCAACACGGTTGTCTGTGTGATGAACGTGTAGTCGAGGTGTTTGATCCCGGTGACGTCGGTGCCTATCAGCGTGATGAGCGCTTGGGCGCCGGTTTTGATCATCCGTTCGGTGACTTCTTTCCACCATTGTTTGGCGAACATGTCAACCACTCCAAGCCTTGACGATCAGGAAGATGAAGGTGACCGCGGCGGTGAGGCCAGCGCCGATGACCTGGGCGCGTAGGGTACGACGCTCCGAGCGATCCTTCTCGATGTCCGCGTCGACACGCTTGATCTCCAGGCTGGCGTCGTTCTCGATCCGTTTCAGTTCCAGCGTAAGGTTTTCCAGCCGGACGTCGAACGTGCGCATCTCGGCCATGTAGACGTCTCTGCGAACCATGCTGGAGATCGCTTCCCGGAACTCCGACCGGAAGTCAGACAGGGTACGAGAAATCTCAGCGAGACGAGGGATGTCGTCAGGTTCGGGCATCGTCACACCTTGATCATCGCATCCGGGCTTGACTTGGACAACATAGCTGACGTTACGCGCGTGCGGACTCGTACGGAAGCATTGAACTGGAAGTCAGATCAAGGTAGAATTGGGACGTGACCGACGAGAAGATGGACCCCGTTAGCGCCTCGATGATGGCCCTGCGTTCATGGGACAACTGCCTTGGCGCCCTCGCCGAAGTACGCGAATCCCTCGATGAGAGCACGCATAAGCTTTGGGACCAAGGCATTTCCCGCTACATCCAGATCCGTTGGGATGACGCTGTCAGCGCTTACTGCGACGGCGACGCCTCCAAGGCCGCCCGCTGGATGGACCTTGAACTGGAAAACTACAACACCAACGAAACCGTCCTGCGCGCCTCAATGATCGACCAAGGCCCGCTGATGATGGAGCTGTGCGCCTATGCCATGCTGCTGGCCACCATCAAACACGGGGAGCATGCCGCCTGGCGCGCGTTCAAGGCGATCATCGATCACCTCAGCGTGCAGGTGAAATAATGCTGTACCTGCTTGTGACCGGCTCCTGTAACTGGGATGACGAGGCCTTCATCTGGGCGCAGCTGACCAGGCTTTACATCCTGCACGGCGGCATCCAGATACACCACGGCGACTGCCCGGAAGGCGGCGCCGACCAGATCGCCGACGAATGGGGCAACGCATTCAACGCCGTGACACCGAAGGTGAGCGTCGTCAAACACCCGATGGACCGTCGTCGCTATGGCAAGAGGGCTGGCCCCATCCGCAACAGTGAGATGGTCGTACACATCGCGGACCTGATGTCGCAGGGGCGTTCTGTAGCCTGTCATGGTTTCAACCGGGACCGTTCCCGCGGCACCAGCGACTGCACCCGTAAGGCCATGCGCGTCGGGATCCCGACGGTCAGCCACGCCTGGATCAACGGCTATGCGATCAAGACGGTAACCGATGACCGGCTCTTCCCCCTGGAGTTTGTGCCGTGAAAACGAACCCCGCCAAGGAAATGATTGCTGTGCTGGTGGCGCGGCGTAAGGCTCTCGGATGGACGCAAGGTGACCTCGCTGAGAAGATCCCGTGTGTCCGTAAGACGGTGGTGTCGTGGGAGAACGGGCGATCGTGGCCGATGGCCCAGAGCCTCAATCGGTGGTTGCAGGTTCTAGGATTTGATGGTCTGGCACCGACTGCGCGAGGGCGGCTTGTGTCTGCGGTCCGGCACGGCCATCCACCAGGAGCTGGCGTTGTGATTGAAACGCCTTCAACGCCACGGCGGTCGCTGACCCAAACAGCCCATCCACAACCAGGCTTGCGCCCCAGGCATTCAAGAGTGCCTGCAACGCCCTCACGTCTTTACGGATCGACCCCAGCGCCAGTTCAGGCCAATCGAAACCCATGATCAGCTCCCACGGGGCTTGGGAGTTCTCGGCTGCGCTCTCGCGCAGGATGGACACGTGCACGTATCCGGTGTGCTGGTTGGCGCCTTCGTAGATGCGTGGCCGGTACCGGTCGGCGTCGCGGTAGATCCGGCCGTCGAAGATGACGTAGCGGGTAGCTGGGTGCAACATGGCTGATGCCACCACAACTTGAGCGACTATGCCTTCTACGTCGACATCACGTGCACGTACGACGCCCGTGCGCGGGTCCGGGTTGTGGTCGGAGATGCGTCCCTTCGACCACACACCACCCAGCCAGCCGTCAGCTTCCGCGTACAGGCCACTACGCCGCGCCTTCACGGTGGCGCCTAGGATGCGCAGACTGCGGGCCTCATGCGGCGCTGGCATCTTCGTCCCCTTGCTCTTCGAGGCGCGAGGTGTCGAAGTCGCCCAGGAGGGCCTCTGGAAAGTCATCTTCCCCATTGTCAGCTATGTCGCTTGCCTCGTATTTGCTAGCCATAGAGACACGTTAGCTGACGATGGTGCCGGTGACCGTGACCTCGGCGATGGTGACCGCTGCGACCGATGTCGACTCGGGGATCTTGATCTGGACTGTGCTGCCCACGCTTGAGCCGCCGTCGCCGCCCTCCTTCTGCGCTACGAGCGCCTGGAGGATGTCGAATCCTTGCGGCCCATACGTTTTGCCGTCGCCGCCCGTGATGATGATCGACACCCATGTGGCAGTCTCGTCGCCGTAGCCGCCATCCGGCCCGAAGTTCGGCAGCGCCGCCGGGTTGACCCGCAGCATCTGCAACTGCAACGCCTTCACCTTGTCGCTCTTCTCGCCGTACTTGCAGAACATGCTGCTGTCATCCCCTCCGAATGGATCGAATGTCCCGATCGACCTGTCAATCCAGTCGGTCCGGATCGAAATATGTACGTGCTTGTCCGACGATGGGTACTCTTCCCAGGTGAGCCCGTCGCCGTCCAGGTCACGCGAGTCCAGATGCTGGTTGTCGTGGTTCATGTATTTCAGCCACGGGTACTCGCCAGCACGAGCGCCGTCCTCGATCAGCTGCCCCAGCTCCCGGACGTTGTCAAGATCGATGGCAGTGACGATGTATCCAGACAACTTCACCGGCCACGCCGTCGCGGGATACGGGGTGTGGTCCTGCGGCGGGACATGCTGCAGGTGTTCCTCGTTGCCGATGGTGCCCAGCACGGTTACACCGTTGGCCTGCGCCCATGTTTGAAGTTCCGCGATGGGGCGTGCGAGCTTCCAGGGTCTGCCCGCAGCATCCCAGGTGTAGTACGCCTGCGACGCCATCATGCACCTGCATCATTGAACAGGTCATCCATGTCGACAATGTACCCTAAAGCGCCACACCGTCGTTAGAGATGTTCCTGCCGACTTCGTACACTGCGATCTCTGCCGGGACCACGGGGTCAGCGAACAGGCTGACGTTGCCGGTTCCGGTGAGCCGGAACACGCCCATCAGGATTGACGCCGTCGTGGTATTGGTGGCCGAGAAGTAGACCACTGAGCAGTCACCTGACACACCGTTGCCGATGTTGGGGATCGCCGACGAGTTGAACAACGTAATCAACGTAGATGCCGTAGTTGCTGCACCGGCCAGGCTTAGATACGCCCGCATACTCACAGAGTCGTTGGCAACGCTGGAGAAGATCGTCCCGTTCAATGCGACCAGATACTGGTTCCCGGCGCACAAGCGGATGTTGTCCAGGCGCAGGACCCCGAGTGGTGTTGTCGTGGTCGTGCCAGAGCTTGTCGTACGGTTGCCGTACTTGATGAGTACGCCAGTTTTACCGGCGGCGCCAGCGCGCGTCCCGCCAACAGCCAGCCATGAGGAACCGTCGGTGGATATGGACGACTGCCCCACCAGGGCTACGTTGTCGCCAATGGTCGGCACGTAGGTATCCAAGAGACCCACCGAGTCGGCGTCGTAGTTGGTGCCCTGCACGCCAATTATCAACGGGCTGGTACTGGTGACGATCCCCATTCGAACCGACGCTGGCTGCCCGCGATCTTTGCCAATCTGGTCAAGTAGTCCCATTACTCAGTGCGCCATACCCTCAGCCGCGAACGGGCTTGCACCGTTGTCGCCGTGGCATCTGAAGCCTGTTGTGCCGCCTGGATTTGCAGGTTCCCGGCGTTCGTGGACATCGTCATCTCGCCGTACATTCTGCAAATCAGCGGCGTGCCGACACCGTTGCCGCCCACCGAAATCGCTGTACCCGAGGTGCCGGTGCAACCGAACGTTGGGTCACCGATTGTCGCGATGCCCGCGCCGATCATGCCCCAGATCATTGTTGCGCCGGTCGGGATGGTGAACGCGAACTTGATGTCCGCCGCCGTCGCCGCGTCGTAGAACATCGTTGCCTCGAACCCGAAGATGGAGTTGTTGATGCCAGTCGGGAAGGCGACCACGAGGTCGGTGACATTCTGCAGTGTGGTGTTGGACGGTCCCACGTTCTGGTTGGCTGTCTTGCGGACGTGGGCGAACAGAGATCGCGTGTAGAGGCTGATGTGGTTGGTGCCGTTGTAGACATCCACGCGGTTCTCGGTGGCAAGCCCCGACATCTCATTCTCTGCCACTACGAGCATCTTCGCGGTCCGGTCGGCAACGTCGGTGTAAAGCCGCACGAGGCGTGGCTCTACGCCTGCGACGAAGTTTCCGAACGCGGTTGGGTTGTTCGCGGCGTCGGCCCCGATGGGAAGGCTTAGACCTTGATCAGTTGTTGCGCCTGGCATTTCAGCCCTCCTATGCGAGCCTGACAATCAAACGGATATTTAGGTGAAGCGATGCGGTACCAGCGCCCGTACCAGCGAACAGCATCGTGGTGTCGATGACCTGACCGGACGTGACGATGGTGGCTGTGCCGGGCAGATCCCATTGCTTGGACAGCGGGCTGCCGTCCTCGTTGTTTACTGAGCGTGCGAAGCGGGCAGTACCGGCCACCCGGACCGCCAGCCGCGCGTAGGTAACGGTTGTAGCAACAACGCTGGTGTACGCGTCCACGACGTAGATGCCCGAAACTGGTGCGGTGTAAGTGGAGCCAGCGTTCACGAGGGGTGTTACTGCACCGGCCACTATCGCGCCCTGGGTTGGGCTCATGTCCTGCTGGACGTTGTACCTGCCGATGGCAAAATCACGGTCAGCCGCGATGTCCAGTAGCTTGGCGTCTATCTGGTCCGCCAATGTTTTGAACGCGGCGAAGTTGATTGCGTCGCTCTCGCACGGGTAGGTGAATCCGTAGATCGGTGTGTTAGCTGGCATGGCTACACCGTCTTCAAGGCGACTTGATCAGACAGCCGGTGCGCAAAGTAAATCGCTCCGATGCTGATGTTCAACGTGCTGGATGTGTTGCCGTGCAAGAACCGGAACTGAAGAACGTCATCTAGCCCGTTGGCGACCACAGTCGTGCATCCGATCATGTCGACACCGTTGCCGGAGTTCGCCTCGAACTGGGTTTCGCTGAAGACGTAACGGTCCACTTCGGAGAAGAACGCGTTGGCGCGACGCGTGACGATGAACAGGTGCCTGAATGTGTTGTCGTTGACGGCACCTGTTGCGATGGCGTTGATGTAGCAGCCGACAAGCCACACCCCGGCAGGCATCACAGTGCCGAAGCTGGTGTATGAGGAGTTGGCGAAGGTAAGCGCGGTGCTGCTGGTACCGGCCAGGGTGGACTGCACGTTGTTGGTGGTTGACTGTGTCGCCGTGGACGTGCGAATAAGCGTCGGCAGGTTGACTGCTTGGCGCAGCAACCTTTCGACCGGGAACAAGCATGCCTCTGCTGAGAGCGCCGTCTCCTGCAGCTTGAGCGCGACCGCGGCATAGTTCTCCGGCTCCATGCAGTCGAAACAGTCGGTCATGGCGACGCCCTGTCCGCATGCCAGAAGACCGAGAAGGTAGCCGCCTGGACGGTGATCGCGAGTGTCGTGGAGTCGTCCCGGGTTACCAGCAGCGCCCGTCGCGTGGAGCCGGTGTTGATCGTCAGGTTGGCTGTGTTGAGCCCGAGTGTCAGGCCCGGGATACCGGTGCGATCCAAGACAATATCCTGATCACCGGAGATGAACAGGCGCACATAGTTGTTGTTGATGCCGGTGGATAGGACCGTGGCTGAGCCAACAAGAACGAAGCGCCCAGCCCGCCTGATGGTGACGCCAGCTGGGTCGAAGTCGAAGTCGACCAGGTCCGCGGTGTCCACGCTGAGGGTGTCGAAGGGGATTTCGCCGTTGGATGCGACATCTACCGGCGTGGTCACCATCATCCGGGCGATGGGGATGACGGGGTTGGTGCGATCGATGACCGTCTGAAATCCATCGATGACGGTTTGCAGGGCGTCGGTGAAGTCGCACCATTGGCTGGCGAAGTCACACGGCCTGTCCAGTGCTGTTGGATATGGAAGTGCGAAGTTGGTTGTGGTCGCAGTCATCGCACCTCCTAGACCTTCCCCAGCACAAGCGACCTAGTTGATACTACCATCGGCGTTGCTAGACCTAGAGGAACGCGCATATCTGAGATCACCTGGACCACTTCCCGGCCGTCCAGCTGCAGCAGCAGCGCGTCGCCAAGCTCAAGCGAAGCGTCGGTGGGCATCTCAAGATCCCAGGTTTCAACCGGCGCGACGGAGCTGGCGAGCAACGTGGCTGCGGCGCCCTGCGCGCCCGCCTGCGTGGCCGGTGTCTGAAGCCGCTGGAGCAAGCTACGGACGCCGAACTGGCCAGCCGAATAGGTCGGTGAGGTTGGATCCGTGTCAGCCTGTGTGGCGAACACAGGGGCGTCTCCGTTGAGGCGCTCCCCTGACACAGTGACGACGTTGTAGATGGACTGCCGGGTCCGCGAGCATGTCCAGTCGGTGACCACCCCGCCGTCTCCCTCGCTCAAGGTGACCACCGGGTCTTGTGCCACGGTCCAGGGCAGACGTCGCAGCACGAAGGACCCGTCCGCCAGCGCATACCAGATCGCCGAAGACGACACTGCCATCTCGTCCAAAGCCGCCGATCGGTTAAGTTCCCACGTCAACGGCTTGACGCGCACGCTGAACGTGTCAGAGACGCCGAACTCCGCGTCGGGTACACCGTCACGGATCAACCGGACGAACTCCGCATAGACAGTGTTGGCTGTCTGCGAGTTTTGCGGGTTCACGAACTGGTTGTCGGCGACGTCGGAGGCCCGGTCCGCGCACGCCACGGTGACATTCCCGGCCCGGTTGGACTTACTGACATCGCGGATACGCCCGCGGAACACCGGCCACGTGTACTTGTCCGAGCCATCGGCCAGCATCACACCGCGGAACGCCCGTATCTCGTTGCCGAACGGGGCCAGCAAGTCATCGGTGTTGACCGGATATAGGTCTGCGGGCACGGTTATCTGCAGCGAGCGTGTGACACGAGAATTCAGCGAGGCCGACACCTCGCCGTTGTAGAAGCACAGACCGCCTTCCGGTTCACCGCCGCGTTGCGCGGGGATCAGGCTTTCCAGCGGCACACCAAGGCCCGACCAGACCTCGATGCGCACATAGTGCCGGTGAGGTTTGGCAAGGATCTCCCGGTAGAACGGGTCTGCGCCGCCAGCAAGCATCACAGTCCATTCAGCAGTTGCGTCCAGGTGCGACCGCCGCCAGCAACAGCGGTCCAGTTCGCGAATTCGGTGTTGACCTCGCTCCAGATACGCAGCGCGTCAAAGTCCGAACCAGGGCCGTGGTTTCCGGCAGCACCGAGCAACAGGTCACGCCACGTCAGGCCACCGATCACCATTGACTGCCAACTGGTGTAGATGTCGCACATGTCTTGGACGCGGGTGCCGCACACACCGTTGGCCGGGCCGGACTGGCGCTCAACGGTGATGTAGGGCAACGACATCAGCCTGAACTCGTCGCGTTGGTCGATCGACAGTCTGGTCTCGGTTTCCTCCCCGACGCTGATGTAGCGATCGTCTTGGCAGTATTCGCTGGGTAGCTGGAGAAGCAGCACATCGCCTGAGGCGTTGATCTGCACAATCGCGTCGCGTGCGTCGCAGTCATGGGCAATGAGGCGCAGTTCGGTGCGTGGTGAGCGACGGCTGCGGTTGGTGGGTATAGGGAACTCACGGTTTACCGGGTCGATGACAAGCGTCGCCGCGGGGCGACCATCGGAACTTTGCCCGGCGTAGGAGATCCGGTTGTCGTCGTCACAGTCCCCCAGCATCGGGCTGCATATGCCGATTGTCAGGTCGTTGCACGGACTGTTGGGGTCTTTAAGCCGGATGTTTGTGGTGTCAATAATCGTTGCCGTGGTGCAGACGTTGACGTTGACGGCGGCTTCTTGTGTGACCTTAACTTCGTCGTAGTAGAACAGGGTAGTGTTGGGTGGGATGCCCAGTGCGACAACCCGAAAGTCGGTGATGGTCGCATCAAGCGTGGGTGTCATGGTGAAGGTGATGTAACGCCACTCCGCGTCGTCGATGATCTCGGCGTCAGACAACACCGTGGATACGGTACCGTCCGAATAGGATAGTGTGAGTTGTATCTGAACTGCGTTGTAGCCCTGCGGTGAGAGCACCCAGCACGAGGCTGTCAACGGAATGTCAGACATGATACCGGCCATAGACGGGTGCACGATGCCGACCGAAGCGCTCGTGCCGTCGGGGGTGATCCGGCCGGACATGGTGCCGGAGTGGGCGAATGTCGCCGAGTCGATGAGAGTGCCGCCCGTCGCGGTCCACGGTGCTGTGCCAAGCTCGAAGGAAGAGTTGCTCGTGAAGTTCGTTTCGACACCTGATGCGATCAAGCAGTAGCTGAGCAAGGTGTTCAGCGGCGGTTCGGTGTCATACCACAATCCCTTACTGCACGACAGAAGCAGATTGCCGTCTGCGTCGTATGCGACGTAGGGCCGCAGGGTGACTACTTCACCGGTGACGGTGTTGGTGCGCTGGACGCCGCCATACAGGACCGCTGGCGTGTCGGTCCAGTCGGCCTCGATGCGAACGTACGCCTCGTTGGGGAACGTGGTCGCGGTAATGGTCGGCACTACAACCCCCTTGCCCCGTAAGCCATCTCGGTGCCAAGTGCTTTGTTGTTGCGGTCGACAACGCGGACCATGTACGTGTCAAGCTGGTCGTTGCCGATGAATACGTAGACCATTGGCGCGTCGCCACCCATGCCGAGCATTGAGGCCAGACCTGAATCTCTGGCTAGTTGCGCTGCCCGTCCCGGCTTGGACAACGGGATGATAACTTCCGGTCCAGCTTCACCGACTATGGCTGGTATTGGGCCGTTGACGATGCCACCTTCAGCGAATTCCGAGAACGGCCGTGTGCCGCCGGACGGTAGCCCGGCGCTGTTGTTGAGCGCTCGCGCCATCGCGGCGGCATGAGCCAGCGCTTCAGCGGTCTTCTTCGCCTTCTCCTGGATGACGTCAAGCCATGCCTGGTTGCCGACGGGGATGTCAGCGAACGCCATCGCCTCGTCGAACATGGCGTGTAGCTGTGTGGTGTTGGCTCCGGCGGCGCCTGCTTGCTTGTAGAGGGCCTCGGTGAGCCGGTCCTGCATGTCCGCGGCCTGCTGTGAGGTGATCTTGCCTTGCGCAAGCAGGGCCATGACTTGGTCGTGGATGGCTTTGAGCGCGGACTCGAACGCCCGCAGGTTCTCGCGACCTTCCTTGGTGGTGATGTTGAAGGTGCTGCCGTTCTGCTTGATGGCCTCGGTGAGCCGGTCCAGGGCTTCCTCGTAGGCGATTTCTGAATCCACCAACGCGAACGCGGCATTGTATGCATCGTCCATGGTGCGTACCAGTTCTTCCATGGCCTGTTGTTGCTTTTGTGTGGCCACAACGTTGGCTTCTTGTTGGTAGTTCAGGTCGTTGAGGGCATCACCGAACAGTTCGGTGGAGTCGGCGGCGTTGTCGGAGTCTTGAATCCATATGCCGAATATGCCGGTGAGGAACGGTACGGCGTCAGCGATTTTGCGGACCCAGCCGTACAGTTCGGCCATTATGAACAGCAGGCGCCCGATGTTGACGATCAACTGCGCGACCATCATGATCAGGTCGTGCAGCGCGATACGGCCTTCGTCCCCGGTGGCCGCCATCAGTTCGAAAAATTCACCCAGCGCCGAACCGAGGATCTCGAAGTCTTTGCCAAGTTCGTCGATGAACGGCGCCAGCTTCGGGCCGATCCGCTGTACGGACTTAAGGATCCGGTCGACCATGCCAAGCAGGCCGCGAGTCAACGGCTCCACGAACAGCGCGGACTGCAGGAAGATGCTGCGCAGCAACGGTGTCCATTGATCGAACGCCAACCGGATTTGGTCTAGGCCCTTGAGTGTTTCGACGATGAACGGTTCCGCGAGCCCGGCCAACTGGATGCGCAGGTTAGTGAATACGTCTGTGGCTTTGGTTCTGACCTGTTCGAACTGGAACGCCAAGATCACGCCGATGGTGGCGAACGCAGCACCCAGGGCGGCAGACACCAGGGATGCCAGCGCACCGGAAAGGATCGGCAACGCCAAAAGTAGGGCGCCGACGATGGCGGCTTTCGCTTCCATCGGCAACGCCGAGATGCCGTCGTCGAGAGCGGAGGCCAGCGCAGAGGAGATCCGGACGAACCAGCCCTTCTTGTCGTTGCGGTTGAACCGTCTCTTGGCGCCGTCTTCGAATTCCTCGGCTAGCCGCTCTCCCGCGTGACCACCGGTTTGACTGACAGACTTCTCCAGGGATCGACCGAGACCGGTGTGGATCTCCCGTTCCATGTTGTTGACGGCTTCTTCGACCTCGTGTTTGAGGCCTTGGGTGAACGGTCGCATGTCCGCCTTGACGGCGATATATGCCTCACCCAGCTTTCCCATGCAAACATAGTAGATCAGAGCGTCTTAGTTAGTCAGCGGCGAATGCTTGCGCCATCGTCTTGATCTGGGTAAAGTCCCGCCGCACCGCCACGCCCACCGGTAGCCGGTTGAGTTCAAGATCGAACAGTGTGCGGCTCTTGTCGTCCTGCCCGTCCCAAAGCAGCATGTAGGCGGCATCTAGCCAGTCACAATATGCCACGGTGCGGGCGGAGACTCCCTCGCGCAGGAGTCGTCCGTTGATGTAGGGCCAGCTCTGGATGCAACGCTTGGACAGGTTACGCACCCACCACCAATCGCGTCCGCCAGCTCTCCCAAGCGCAACCCGTGCGGCGTTGGCCCATCGATCGTCACGATCAGGGAACTGCAACGAAACTCGGAGCATTGCTTCACATTGATCTTCACAGACAGCTCCCGGGAGGATCCCAGTAAGCCCTTCCAGATCCGCCCCAACCAGTCCGAGCCATTCGTATGCAGTGTCAGGGTACAAGTCCCATTCGACATCGAAGCAGACCACTCGTACTTGCCCTGGCCGAACCGTCTGAAAGACATCAACGCCGTGCCCGGGATGCATTCGTTGTCTTCTTCGCCGCCGTCGTCTTCTTCGCTGCTGCCTTCTTTGCTGGTTTCTTTGCTGGCGGCGGCGCATCGTCGGGCAACTGTTGTTCGCGCATCTTGCCGTTGCCGAAGATGTTCATGACGTCGGCCAGGTCGATTTCTCCCGTCAGCATCTTTGTTTCCACGAAGTCGCGGTCGTCGGGATCGATGAAGCGAGATTCGGCAACATCGAGAACCGTCGTCCCGATCTTGGAGGAAAGCTCGGCCTTGACGCTGATGTCATCGGTCGCCTTGAACTGGGCATGAAGCCGGTTAAGTACCCGGCGCAATGCAATGAGTTGCCCCTCGCTGCTGTACTTGAACTGCATCTCCCGTCCGGCCAGCGTCAACGGGAACGTATCTTCGACAACTTCCTCAGCCATGCTGACCATGTTACGGCAAGCGCGAACGTGATACAGGAAGTGACTTCGTGACGAAGCCGTTCGCCCGCCCGTACAAATGCATAGGTGTGGTCAGATAGCGGACGGGCCGCTTGTTGCCTGGATGTTTGACCTCGGGGAACCAGAACATTGTCTTGGTCCGGCGTCCCTTTGACTTGTGCTGAATAAGCAGCGAGCCCCGCTCCCAGCGGAACCGCAGGATCTTTCCCTGCTTGGAGATGATGCGGTGTGCTTCCGATCCCTGATGAACCGTGGCAGCCCAGTCGGTGTTGGCGCCCACGTAACCGGAGACGATGTTGACGCCGACGTCGATTTTCGCGTTCAAAGCGTTGATCAATGGACGCCCCGACTTCCGGCGTCCTGAACCGGACAGGTGGTCGCCACGGGGCGCCAGTCGCCGGGCGCCTGTGAGGATCTCGCGCGAGGTGCGCTGAACCAGCGGTGTCGTCAGCCGCTGAGCCGTCGAATACACCGCCGGGTAGTCAAGCACTACCCTTGCCATCGCCGTCCCTTCCGCGGTCGATCCATTCCCACAACCACACCACGGCCAGGAAAGCTAGCAGGCCCAACAGGACCCAGCCAACTGCGTCCATAAAACGAACTTAACAGCAGCGCGGCAAACCCACCAGGACAGGCATCGAACGTTCGATGCAGTCGGCGGTCAGATTCACTGTTGATGTGCCCGCCAGCCACAGGCGCCCGCGCGGTAGCAGCGGACCCCAGCAGCACAATGCTTTGCGCATTGCCTCCATGTCGTTGGCGTCGGTCTGCGCCGCCACCGTCCAATCCGTGCACGACGGACCTGCGTGGGTTCCCATGCCGGGAACGCATCGCACCACACCCAAAGTCAACTCGACTGCCCATGCCACCGGGAAACAGCCGTTGCCTTTGGCTGGCTCGGTGTCCGGCAACGGGAATGTCGACGACGGGTACATGTTGCCGATGCGCACGTAGGCCAAGCCGGGACAGCACACCTTGTCCAAGGCACTGTCGGCGTCCACGTCCTGAATGGTGAGGTCGCCTGTACGCAGGCAGCAGTTGGCGGGAGGATTCGGGTAGGTGTCCAGCAAGTCACACAGACAGGTGAGAAGCTGGTTCGCCATCGGGATAAGCGTTGTCTCGTCGGCCATTATGGGCTAGTCACCGTCCGCGGGACATTCAGCTCAGGGGCGTAGATGCGCAGCCGCTGCTTGAGCCGATAGGGGTTGAGGGCTGTGATCACCATGTCGACTTCCCACATACCTGTCAGGCCGCCTTCGAGGATCTCGGTTGGGTCAAGCATGTCGATGGTGATGCCGTTACGCGCCAGCGATGTCACGCGGGAAGACAGCCTGCATTCCGCACCCGGTGTGCAAGCTTTCCCGAACTCACACGCCAGCGTTGAAGAAGCTGTGAGCAGCGGGGTCGGTATCGGGTCGCCGCGCTTGTAGGTGACAACGAGGACGTTGGCGCCGTCGTCGGTGTCCATGTCCGCGCAGACCGGCCAGCATTCCCCGCCGGTACGCACCAGCCAGTGGTTGTCGTCGACACGATATGTTCCAGGGTCGACGACAACACCGCCGATGGTTACCTGCGTTACCGAATCCACAGGACCCATCAGCCGCAGCTGGCAGCGAGGATCGCAGCAACAGATCCCCGCGCAGGCGCAGTTGAACCAGGTGCCGTTGAAGATGTAAGGCACCCACGTTCCGCCGGACCAGTCGTAACCCCAGAATTCGCCGAGACCGTCCTGGCAGCGTTTCAAACCGCAGGGGCGCACAGTCACGTCGCACAACCCGTACATGCGGCCTGTTGCCGCCCACATGAAGAGCGCTGCGAATTCTTTGCTCGCGACCTGGACGGCAGGGTCAAGCCCGGACCAGGTGTCACAACAGATCGGATCGGGGATGGTCCACCCGCATGGGGCTGCCATGTCTTACCTCCCTGTTGCTCTGCCCAACCCGGGCTCCTTGTCTACTAGGTTACGGGACGAAAATCTGTTGCTCCGTCCACACCGTTGTCACCGACGCGTCCGTGACACGGATGGTGAACGTGCCCGGCCGGTATGGGTAGGTGTGGTTGGAGGCACCGGATTCAGCGGCACCGTTGGTTGAGGTGCCGTCGCCCCACGTGATGTTGACGGTGCCGTTGCCAGCGAAGTTCGCGTAGTTCAGCGTGATCGCCAGCGGGTTGCCGCCAACGTTCATGGTGATCGTGGAAATCGTTGGCGACTGAGCGTTGTCGGCAGCGCAAGTGTTGGGATCCTTGAATGCGACGGTGCCGTTGTTCGCAGCGAACGTGATGTTGGTGCCTGCCACGTAGCCGGACAACAGGTCCGCACCGCTGGGCTCCAGCGCCAGCGCACCGATGGAGAACAGTTCTTCCGGAATCCAGATCGACGGCTGCGGAGTCGTTGACAGGATGCGGATTTTGTTGTTGTTGTCGCGATTGGCGACACCGCCAGCCCAGCACTGGACGCGCTGGGCAACCGACTGCAACATAGCGTAAGTCGGGACGGTGATTGTCAAAGAGCCGCCAGCCACAGTGAACCCTCCTATGTGACAGTGATCGTTGCGGAACGGTACGTCGGCGATGAGTAGCCGGTTGGTGTAAACGTCGCCGTGTAGGTACCTGCCACGTACGAGTGGCTCTTGGTGGTGCCCGTGGTGACCGTTTCCACGGTCAGGTCACCCCAGTCGATGGTTGCTGGAAGGATCGGGTCGCCGTTGGCGTCCAGCGGGAAGGTGCCGATGCGGGGTACTGAGGCCAGGCCGGAAGTCGGCGCGACCGCGAACACTGGCGTCAGGTCCTGGCAGCCGCACTGCCCAGGCGGAGGTGCCAGCGTTGTCCACTGGAAACACTTGTGTGCGCGTGGGTCAACGGCCACCAGCAACACGTCCGGCAGCCCGATGTCAGGTCCGGACTCGTGAACGATGACGTTATATGGGCCGGTGCTCCACTGGTTGCCGCCGCGGGTGATGCCGGTGACGGTGAAGTTGACGACACCGTTGTTGATAGTGACGTCGCCGATCATGCCCTGTGTGATGCGTGGCAGCAGGCCGTAGCCGTAGGTGACATCTTCGTCGGTGCACTCGTCTTCGGTGTTGGTCCAGAACTCCAGCGCGAAGTTTGCGGCCTCGGGTGAGTCCGGAATTGTGCACCAGCCGACCGCTTGCGGTGTGACCGCGTCGTTGTAGATCAGCGGCTCCGCAGAGACGATGTTGAACAGTTCCGGGTCCACGTTGCAGAAGGTGACAGTCACCTCGTACCAGCGCAGGATCGGAGCCTTCGGCTTGTCCACACAGATGTCACCGTTGGCGTTGAGCTGCAACGCGTCCTGACGTTCCTGCAGCACCTTCGTCAACGCGATGTCGACGAACGATTCGGTGACGGCGTAGTCACAACCGTTCGAGGTTCCGTCCGGTACTTCACCACAGGGTCCAAGGCGTGTGACCCGTGCGGCTGGTGCACGGACAACGGAGTGGCATACCGATGGCATTTACTCCTCCTTTATCTCGTTGTCCGTGCCCTGCACGGGTTGCTTCTTGCGCGGGCGGCCACGCTTCTTAGGCTTTGCCTCCGCCGCTTCGTCGCCGTCGTCGTCTTCCTCGTCGGTTTCGAAGCGCGCATAAACCTCTAGCGGGACAGCGAAGCCGGTCGTCGGCCAGGTCACCCATTGCAGCGTGTTGCCGGGTAGACCCATGTCTTCGATGACGGCCAGCAGCCGTTGCCCCACGTCCTTATGCTGCCCGGGTTCCGGTGTGATGATCACTACGTCCACAGGGTCACCGCCTTCGCGAAACCGCCGCATTCGTAAGTCACCACGTACTCGCGTTCGGCGATCAGTTTCATCTGGTTTGTGGTGCGATCCAGGGAACCTTCGACCGGCGCTATGAGCACCCCGTTGTCTGGGGTACGCCAGATCGTGGTCTGCCCCGTGAGGTACATCCAGAACACACCGTCGGCTGGCACAGCGCCCGCAGGGTCATGGTTGGCGTAGCAACCGGCGGAGACCACGGTGCCCATCGGCGTGCGCCAGCGGGTGCCGTCGAACTCTATGAGGTGCTCGCGCTTGAGATAGTTCAGTACCGGGATCGCCACGTGCAGATAACCGGGTACCCCGTACTGGATGGGGTTGGCCGCGGTGCCGCAGTAGCGTGCACGCTCAAGCTCGGAGAGCACGTCAACGACGTTGTCTCCTGCGCCTACGACGGTTTCGATGCCGTCGCCTGTGATCAGGCCCGGCGACTGGCCGAAACCTGAAGTGGAGAAGACGTCTTCAACCGCTGACTGCTCAACGCCTTTGAGGCGTTCGATGACGAACGCCCTGTCCTCTTCATAACTGAAACCCGCGGCACCACATTGCAGCGTGGCGGTAATCAGGAACGGTGCCCCGACAACGCTGGTGGTGCCGTTGAGGTTCCAGAACGCGGCCTTCGAGTCGTGCGGGGCCGCACACTTCACCTCGTACGCGTTTGCCTTGCCGCACAATGCGGTGTTGTAGCGGACGCCGCCCGTCTGCCCGTGCGGCGGAATGTCCAACGGCCCGACGGCAGCCTGGAGGATGCCGTAGCGCAGCGGCATCGACGGTGTCGGCTTTGCAACTGGTACTGGCGGGGTTGTCGCTACCATCAGTCACCTCCTTCAGCGACTTGTGGAAGGGAGGGCCAAGGTTTGACCCTCCCCTACCTGATCGCTTATGGAGTCACGTCCGTGCAGGTGACTGCGCGCTGTGCACCGGTTGAGCCGTTCGCGCAGATGTTGATGGTGTAGGCCCAGGAGAACTGGCACATCTTCATCGGCTTGAAGCCGTCTTCCATGAACAGCTGCGTCACGAGGTTCTGCTGCAGGTTCGTTGAGTCGTAGACGGTGTCGAGGCGGATGACGTCCTGACGTCCGACAACCCATGTGCCTGGCAGGTAGACCAGGAACGTCACTGAGGTTGGGTTGTTGAACAGGGCCGCCGCGATCGGTCCGGCAGGGTTACCGAACTGGTGGTTGACGTCGATGGCGCCTGCGCCGTTGGTTGGGTCGAACGCGTCCTGCCAGTTGTAGATCCACTGAACGCGGACGTAGCGCCGTGCAAGCGCGGCGTCGATCATCTGGTCGGTGAGTTCCTCGGTGTGGGTTGCGTTGCGGCGCAGCCAGTCTGAGCGCAGCGCTGTACGTACCCAGTACGGGAAGACCATTTCGACCATCTGCGTGCGCGAGGTGCGGTAGGCGTAGCGCACGTTCATCGCCACCATGTCGATAGCGCCCATCAGCTGCGACCAGACGCTGCCGTCTGAGACCCATGGGTCCAGTGTCGACAGAAGGATCGCGGTTGAGTTCGTCTCGATCTCGTTGACGATTTCGCGTGACACCAGGTGCGCCATGGCCGCTGTTGCGCCCTGCACGAATTCGGAGACGAACTCTGGGTAGCCACGGTTCTGCAGCAGGGAGCTGGTCAAGCAGAGCGCGGCGACGTTGAGCCGGTCGTCGACGAAGGTGGGGCAGGGAATCTCGACACAGGTCTTGGCGGTGTCGGCGATGACCTGAGCTTCCGTCAGGATGTTGAACCCTGGGATGGGAAGAACGAGGTCGTTGCCGAAGAAGTCAGCGAAGTCCAGGCCCTGGTTGTGGAGCAGGCCACCGCGACGCAGAACCATCTCAGGCGCGTTGAACAGACCGTCGGTGGTGATCGGCGAGCAGATGCTGTAGTCAGGCTCGGACGGAGCGCACCAGCCGTTGGCGGCGACAAGTGCACCGTCTTTGCCCGCCGCGTCCGCGGTCGCCTTCAGCTTCGCGAAAGCTGTCTCGTGTCCGTCGGTGGCGTCGACGACCTGTCCGGCCGGGAAGTTGCGCTGGATGCGCGCGAGCGCGTGCTGCATGCGCGTCTTGGTGCCCCGAGCAGAACCTTGAGGGTATGCACGGGCGCGTTCCTCGAACGCTCTGCCGACTGATTCCCAGGTGAGTACGGAGCCCGTTGGGAAGGAGGCGATGTCGGCTGCGGCGACGATGGTGTAGTTGTTGTCGCCTTCGATCACCTCAGGTGCTGGAGAGTGAACGGCGGCGTCGGCGATTTGTACGCTGCGGCGTGGCGCGTTCTGCGTGGCTCCGGCTGCGGTGATGGTCGCTTCGACAACCGCTGCGTCCGTGGTGGGCGCAGGTGTGGTTGGGGCGACGTCCTTGTTGCCTTCCTCGTCGAAGCCCGGGTCGGTCGCAGCAACAACTGGCTCAGCGTCCGGTTCGGCTGGGGTTTCCTCGGGGATGACGGGGATCGTTGAGGCGTTCTTGAACCGGTCGCCACGGGCAGCGCGGGCTGTGAGTTCCGCGGCGGCGGCGGCGACGAAGCTCTTGAGTTCTTCCATCTGCCCGAGCTGTTCGTCGGTGACGGTTTCCTCGGATACTGACGCGGTAAGCGCGGTCAGCTCGACTTCGGCCAAAGCTGCCAGTTCACGCAGGCCCTGGGCGCTGAAGTTCTTGAACTGGTCAACTGTCGGTGGCTTGAACATTCTGTGTCCTTCCGGCACGTAGAAGCATTCGTGTCGGCAGGCTCACAGCGCATCACCTGGTAGACGATGATAGCCGATCTAGGTAGCTATGTCTATCATGTGACAGGCAAGTCAGAGTAAGGTAGTATTCGGGCATGAGCAAGATTCCCAAGCAACGCGGACCAGGCGAGGAAGGCGGCTGGCTTGGCCAATTCCTCAACCGCGGGGACTCCGTCTCACGCGGCGGCGCACCCTCCAAGGGTGGCGCAGGTACTGGGAAAACCCCGAACGACGGCGGCGACGACGGTGGTGGTGGCCCCTGCCTGATCTGGGCACTGGCCGGATTCGGAACACTGATCACCGGCCTGGGCTACCTGGCCAACTGGTGGCTCGCATGAAGACAGTCGTCAAGATCGTTGACTTCGTATCGTTCGCCGTCCTGTTCAGCCTCGGACTTTCAGTCATCGCCCGCATCATCCACTGAACAAAATGAAGCCCCGGTCGAACCCACAACGACCGGGGCTTCTGCTTGCCAGCAGCAAACTATCTGCGCGTGACAGTGTAGCCCTTTTCGGCGGCCTCACGTCGCATGCGGGCCTGAACGTTCTGGGTCTGCACCCGCAAATCCGCAGATGAAGACACCATCACCTTCGACCCGTCCGGCATCACTGCCTCATACGGATACTGCTGCGCCGACGCCTTCGCCCGATCCGAGCATGACTGGCATCCCATTACTTTCCTCCATTCAACCCGGTCAGGATATTGCGCAGGCGGGTGCCGCGAAGCTTCTGCTCCAGGCCTGCCACCTTCTGGTCGTAGGCGTTGATGCGCTGCAGCATGACCTCGTCGTCGGGTGCCACCTGCTCCGGCGCCAGCGCCGCAATCTCCTCCTCGGAGAGCACCATGCCCGCGGCGACCAGAGACTGGATTTCGCCCGACGCGGTGAACCCGACGATCGGGAAGCCGGGGCTGTTGACAGCCAGCGCGGCAACCAGTTCCAGGCCGTCCGGTGTTGGCCGCCAGTCACCTGAAAGCGGGGACCGGCGCAGCTCCGCCACCCGGGTTTCTGATGCGTCTGCCGTGAGGGCACCATGAACCCAGATACCGAACCGGTCCTCGCCAGCGGCAACAATAGCGACCGCGTTGCCGGTGTTGTCGTAGTG